ATCGACGGCCAGCTTTTCCCGCCGAAACACCCATACTACAAACTGAGCAGGGAGGCGGCCGGACAGGTCAAAAAGGCCGTGAAGGCATTACAGGAAACGGCGCCCGAACAGGACACGGACACCGGGGTCGATTTGGTTCGGCTGCGCCGGCGCCGAAAGGAGATAAAGCAGGAGGCAAAAACATTAGCGGGCCGCACATTCTCCAACAGGACATTTGACAAACCTATATCCATTACCAACACCGATATTAAAGAATGGTTAAACCAGCCGCACAAACATATTGAGGCTAAAAATGAACTGTTGCTGGAAATCGGAGAGGTCGTACAGAATGCCGAGTATCTCGGAGCAGGTCCGGATAAACATATTCTGGACGTAACAGCACATTTTTTTGAAATAGAGATAAAAACTGAAAAATCATGGATTGTTGTAAGAGAGCATCCGGACGGGGAATGCCATATACATAGCATATCCGATAATGTAAGCATATTGAAACATATACAGAAAAAACCACCCGAAAAATAGTGCCCCCGGAACTGCAATCCGGCTAACACACTCTTCGGATGGTTTAACTGCCGTAAATATAACGTATTTTTTATGAATACGCAACTCTTATTCCGAAAAATTTTATCCGACCTTCGGGTGGAAGTGCTCGACGAGTTTAATAGCAACTTCACCCGCAAGGCATTCTTCGACCGGCCCTGGCCGGCGCGGAAAATGGATACGGGACGCGGCACCCTGCTGGTCGTGTCGGGAGCCATGCGCCGCTCCCTGCGGTGCACCGCCGCCCGCGGCTCCCTCTACTTCTCCTCCGAGCTGCCCTATTTCAGCATCCACAACCGCGGAGGAAAAGTGCCCGTTACCCCGGCCATGCGCCGTTACTTCTGGGCGATGTACTACCGCAACGTCCCGCCTGAAGGGGCTACCGGCAAACGGGCCGACCGCAAAAGCCGTACCGCCGCCTATTACCGCTCCCTGGCCCTGACTAAGAAAACGGAGTTCGACATCCCCCAGCGTCAGGTCGTCGGCGACCATCCCGCCGTCGGACGCATCGTCCGCGATACCTGCGAACGGAACGTGCGCGAATGGGTGGCGAAAAACATCGACCCGAAATTCACAAAAATGACACACAAATAATCCTTTTTCAAGTATGATTAAAGACACTTTAACGGCCGTAAAAGAGGCCTTGAAAACCGTCCCCGACCTGCGCTATACGGCCGAGGACTGGGGACAGCTCGATTTTTTCAACCAGCCGCCCGTGCGCTTTCCCTGCGTCCTGCTCGACGCGGAGGAAGTACGCTATTCAGACAGCGGTCGGGGCTTCCAGCAGGGAGAGGCGTCGCTCACCGTCCGCGTGGCCGATAACCGCGTTTTCAACGGCTCTTTCCAGGCCCCCGCCTCACAGGCGGAGTTCGCCATGTTCGACCTGCTCCAGGCGGTGTATCAGGCGTTACAGGGCCTCTCCGGGCCGGGATTCTCGCCCCTGACCCGCTCCCGGTGCGTCCGGGCCCGGCGGGACGACGGTATCCGCGAGTTCCGCATGTCGTTCGACTTTGCTTTCACCGACGCGGACGCCGCGAAAAAACGGTAAGAACACGGCCGTTATTGCTCCGGCGACGCGTCGCCGTAACGCTCCTTCATCAGCTGGAAGGCCTCGATAAGAAATACGGCGCTCGGTATTCCCCTCCGACGGATAAGGGCCCGGATTTCATCCCGAACCTCTTCAGGCACCTTGAAGGAGATGCAGACACCTGCCCGGTCGCCTATCGGTTTACGACCGGCGCCGGGGCGGCGTACTCGTTTCTTTACTTGCTCCATGAGTTACGAAAACCAATAAAAATTCGTTTCATCCAATGTCTCCATATCCTCGACATAGCCGTCTTCTTCATCCACCGTAATGCGGCAGAGTTCGACGCAGTACACTTGCGGCCATGCCGTGTCATTGTCCATCCATCCCGAAATGTCTACCGGTTCATTGGCCGACAACTTCTTTTTTTCGTCCTCGAAAAAGGTCCGTGCCTCCTGTTCGTTTTCGGAAGCGAAAATCTCATTGCTTTCAACTGTCGGCCTTGTGTAGCGTACTGAAAAAATCTGTTTCATAATTTTCCCGTTTTTAAGCCCGGCGGCCTTGTTTAAAGGATTATTGTTTTTGATTACACTGCAAATATAGCGCTTTTTTCTTATTCGGTAAACTTTATAAGAGAAAAAATACAAAAAAAATTGCAATTAATTTTTCTATCACTGAAATACAGTCACTTACAAAAGCAAAAAAGGCGGCATTTTTGCCGCCTTTTCCGTCATTCCTCGTTTTCTTGCTCCTCCTGCAGCTGTCGCTGCCTGTGATATCGGTCGAGCAGGGCGCAGTCCTCCTCGGTCGGCAAAAGCGATTCTATCAGGCTGGAAATGCAGAACAGTGTATAAGTATCGGGCGGAATTTCTCCGTTCCAGCTCTGGAGGGCGGATAACAGCGCCTTCACCCGGTCGAGGGCGGCGGCGTAACCGTCGAGCTCGATTACCGCCTTGCGGTCGATGCCCCTACCTACGAGTTCCATAGTCAAGCCCTCCCGTGATTTTATTGACGATTCGTTCGCGCAGCTCCTTGTCCTCGATGCGGCAGACGTCGGACAGCAGGTCGATGACGCGCTCCGGCGTGAGGCGGTTGATGCGACGCCCGGAGGGGACGGGCTGTGCCGCCGGCTTATCCACGACGGCCAGCACCAAGTCCTCGGCCCAGTCCCGGAACAGACGCGCGCGTTCCGAACGGATGAAGAACCCCAGCCGGACGATGCCCCGCTTCGTCCAAAGCGTGCCCCTTGACGAGCCTGGAGTAGCAGCGTGAATAATATTCACGTTGCCTAAAAAGTGCTTACCTTCAAGCAATTCATCCGGATGATTTTCTTTATGTTTCCGAATTAGCCATTCGGAAACGCCATATCCGGCAGCCACCTCGCGGGTAGTCATCAGAAACTCGTGCTGTCTATTCGGCAGCACATTAACCGTAATTCCTTCGGTTACGGTCATCGACAGTAAGGTGTCAGCTTTCTTTTGAGTCAGCATATCAAAAGAGTATATAAAAAAAAGAGTCCGCGCGCTGCTGACTCATATTGTAGGGACAATACTAATGCCGCTCCAAACGGCTCACGCGGACTCAACTCTATTAAAGTAGCCCCTGTTAATCAATATAAATCAGCAAGGGCAAATATAGCGATTATTTCAATTCGTCGAACAAATCGAGCTGTTTATGCGTCGGCGCGGCTACCTCCTGCGGCAGTTCGGCCTTGACGTATTTCATGTAAGTATTATAGCACATCCCGAAAGTATCCCGGATATGTTTTCGCCAAATCGCCGCATAACATCTGTCCTGCCGCTCCGGCTCGTAGTGTTTCCGGGTGATTTCCTGAATAATACGTGCCCGTCGATAATATCCTTTTCTGTTGTAGGCCATTTCCCCCGGATTTTTGATTATCTTTGCAAAGAGTGCCGCTCTTTGCCTCGGATAATCGTGTCCGGGGCTTTTTTTATGCGTCAATTTACCGGGCCGGAAGCGGTCGGGCTGACGACCAGCACGACCGGGCGGGAGGGCTCGCGGGCGGGGGCTGCCGATTCTTCGCGTCGATATACGTAGCCCTTGTTGTGCATCGAACGGAGCAGACGCTCGACCCGGCCGAGTTCCTCGACGGTCATTTCGTACAGCACCTTTCCGGCGATGCGCGGCGAGGAAAGGAATCGGTTCACCCGCCCCCAGCAAGCCTCTTTCGGTTCGCCGGGCTCGACGTAGTACACCCCTATGTCGGTGAGCAGCCGAAGTATCCGGCTACGGCGACGGCGCACGATGTCGGCCTCGCGGGCCTCGCGCTCGGCCGTCCGGCGACGCTTCTCATCTTCGAGGGTGTTGATAAGTCCCTGCAGTTGGCCGTCGGTCAGTTCCGCCGTGCTCGCCACGCCGTAGCCGGAAAGGATGTCCGCCTTCCGGTCGCGTATTCCGAGTTCATCGAGCAGCGCGTGGAAATACCTGTATGCCTTGTACCTGTCCATAATTGCTATTCTTTAGGTAAACACTTGTCTATCTGCATCCCTGCACGCCGTAAAATACGCGCGTGGTTATGGTTTCCGGCCCGGTCGGCCTCCTCGGCCATCTGGAGGACGGCCGTCATCACCAGTCCCGCCTCCTCGTCCGTCAGCTCCTGCACGGCAATGCCTGTATCCGTTCTCCGTGTTTTCATGTTCAATCTTCCAAAACATTCGGATTCTCCAACAGTTCTCGAAACCGGCGGTCGCGGGCTGCCTTCGTATCGAATTTTTCCAGCGTTACCCAATTCAAATTGCCGAGTTCCCCGGTCGGGCGCAGCATCTTGATGCGCGGGCGCGGCTGGTCGTCCGTGCGGATAATCGTAAAGCCTGCACGCAATACTTTCTTTTGTCCGTCCAATGTCATATCGTATGATTTTTAAGTGTTTGCTCCCGGCGGGGGACTCGAACCCCCGCCCAAGCCACCCGGCGGGAAAAAGAATTAGATAACCGCGAATTTGTCCTCGCGAACGATGTCGATGCCGCGGGATTTCAGAATCTGCCGTACCACCTTGTCCTGGCTGTCGTACAGGACGCCGAAGTCGCACGCTACCTTGACATACGCGGGCGGGAGCGCCGCTGCCAGCTCCGAACGGGCCGCGGTCGAGAGCGGCTTGCCTTCCTTGACCGGTTTGGCCGCCCCTGCCTTGATGGCGATAATGCCCGCTTCGAGGGCCAGCCGGCCGTCCGAAAAATCGGCCATGTGGTCGAGCCCGTAAGCCTCGACGACCGCCTCCGCGTCCTTCAGACGTCCGTTCAGTTCTGCGGCCTTGATTTTCAATTCCTTGACGGTGCAAACCGCCTCTTCTACCTGTTCTTTCGATACTTTTTCCATGATGTATAGTGTTAATTGTGAGTGATTTCCGTTTGTGTTATGCTCGGCGCGAGCCTCCGGCGGAGCTCCCGCCGCCTCTCCTCGCAAGCTTTGCACAGGTCGTACAGATGCCCTTTGATGCTCAATACGCGCTCCCACGGCATACTGCCGCTTTGCGTCAGCAGCATCTCTTCCGTCTGCCGAATATTCTCCTCGATAGCCGCTATTTCGGCTTCCAGACGCTCGAGAACCGCGTCCTCTTTCTTCATTCCGTCCATGTCATGCAGTTTTAATGTTATACATCTCCTTGAACAGCTCGACCGTCAGCGGCTCGCCCTGTTCGTCCGCCTCACGCATGGCCCGCTCCAAATAGTCGTGCAGTTCGCCGTAATTGTCGGCAATTCGGGAAAGCAGCTGACGCAGTTCCTCGTCCTTTATCTGCTCCATGAAATCGAGATAGCGGCGGTCGATGGGGGCGAGTGCCGTCTGCCCGGCTTTGAAACGACGGATAAATTGCGCCATACCCTTTACCCCCTTGTTTTTCAGATTTTGCAGTGCCACGGCAAATTCCGGTGTGCCGACCAGCACGACCGGGACGACATACCGCACGCCGTCGTAAACGGCCTTGATGGCTTTGATACCCGTCCTTTTGAGGTTCTCGACCTCGTCGAAAATCAGGATAGGACGCTCGCCCCGCATGGCACGTTCGCGCAACGTCTCGCAGATGACGCGAAGTAGAGAACCGTTCTTCGCCTTCGTGTCGATTCGGAGCAGTTTGACGAGCTCGGCCAACACGTCGCGAAGCGTATCGCAGTCGTTCACCGTGATACGGTATACCCCGACAGGATTCGCCCCGCAAAACCGGTCGATTGCATAGGTTTTGCCGCAGCCCGTTTCGCCGAGAACCATGCGAGCCTCGCAGCGCTCGCGAGCCTCGTCGAGCGTATTGACGATTTGCACGTACTGCGTCGTATCCGCGTGCTGCCAGTACGAAGTTTCCAGCCGCATGCCGATGGCCGACGCCAGTTTCCGAAAAAACACGTCCTTTATCTCGGTATCCTGATAGGTGTACTTGCCTTTCGCGGCCACGCTGTAATAACTGGCGCTGACCCCCGCACGGCGGCAAAGCTCCGCGGCCGTCAACCCGTTCATGCGCAGATAATCATCCGCGGCGGACATGATGCGGTCTTTGATGCTGTTTTCCATTATTTATTGTTGTTAATTGATTGTCTTTCTTTAAATTTCCTCATCTCACGGGCGAGATAGCGGGCCTCGATGGAGGCAGCCTCCTCTGCCTGCTGCCGGTCCGCCTCGCGGGCGTCGCGCCTCTCCAGACTTCTCCGCCGGCGGTCAGCCCTTTTCTTGTCGTCGGCCGTGATGGAGATACTCTGCTCGTATGCCTCGTTGATATCGCTTTTGCGCATTCCCAGCTGTACGGCCTCGTCGTAACCGTACCCCTGCATGTATTCGGAAGTCCGCAACAGCTCGTCCAGGGCCGTGTGCGGTACTTGGCGGTCGGCCTCTTTCCGCCGCCGCAGGTGCTCGCGAGCGGCCCGCTGTTCGGGGGTGGCCTCCACATACGAGGAGGAAGATTTCACAACGGGCGGACATGTCATAATGTATCGTCCGTCGATGCTGTATAAATCTGCGCCGCTCTCGTCGTACACCACCTGCACGCGGCTGTCGTAGCCGTTGCCCGTCGCCCTGGCGATGGCTTCAGCCCCTGTCCCCGCATAATCGGGGATTTCGTACATACACGTGGCCGCAGCCCCCTGCGGGGTGACGAAACCACGCATGCGCTCTATGGAAAGCGTCGTGCGCGTCCCGAAGATTTGCCGCAGCTGCCGGTCGTCCATAACCTGGCAGGCGGGATTTTTCTCGGCAAACCGTTCGGCGGGAGTTCTTCCGTCGCCCCCGCGGCGGTTGTTCCAGGCCCCGATGCGCTCCTCCAGCACAGCTATCGCTTCCGCATAGGTCGGGTAATCGAATACGCTCATATCGTCGGTGTTGGCTCGCCCGCCGATGGAGGCGTTATGCGAGCTCCGCACAAACTCCTTGCATGAGCGCAGAACGACGTTTTTAAAGAGGCGGAAATAGGTTTCGGCAGGATTCGCCTGCGAATTACGGGCCTCGATTCGCCGCACTCTGTTAAATACCGTCGCCAGCCATTCGCGGCTCGTGCTCTTCGAGAATGCCGGGGCGTTGTCGGATACGAACTCGAACATCGTCCTGTTGCCGCCCCGCCGCACGGCCATTTGCACAGCCTGCCGAACGATGTCGAACGATTCTTCGCTCGACCCTTCCGGGGCGATTCCCCAGCCGGCAATGTAGCCGCTGGCTACATCCGTAATCATCACTACGTACAGGTTGCGCGTGCGCGTCTGTTCCGTCCACGTCCGGCTCTCCTTGTCATACCCCCGCGACGTGTAACGGTAACTTATCAAACCGGAACCGTCGCCGCAGAACAGCGAATGTGCCCAGGTGAGCTCCTCGGTGGGGATATAGGTAAGATAGTGCTTGTTATAGTAGTCCGTTCCGTGGCGGAACAGGTCGAATTTCAGACGGTTAGGGAGTGACGTAAGACTTCGGCAAAAGGTGCGTTCGGCGACCGGTTCATACCCCGCCTCGCAAATGGCCGGGACGTATTTTTCGCGGTAAAGGGTCGCAAGCGCTTCCTTTTGCGGCCCGTCGAGGTTGACGTAGGCCATCAGCATGATAGCTTGATGAATGTCGAACCGGTATATTTCGCCCGTTTCGTGGTCCACGACCAGCGATTTACCCACTATCCGACGGTTGTTATTGCCGATTTTAGCCGATATTATCCATCGACGCTGCTCCTCCGCCTCGGCCGGGAACCCCGCCAGTTTGTTGCGGAGGCTGCCCCCGGTCGTTACCCGGAAATTGGAGAGCCGCAGGTCGGCGAGAACGGCCGCGCACGTTCCGTAAAATGCCTCCGCGGTCGGCAAACCGTACTCCGCCGTCCGTCCCTCGCGGACGGTCGCCGCGATGAACCGGCACCACGCAAGGGCACGAGCATAATCGCGACAAACAGCCACGCTTATCTGAAGGCCGCTTTGCGTCTGAATCCAAAGCGCGTCCGCATTGTCCGTCAGCTCCTGTGCCGCGGCCGTCAGTATGCCGCGCAAGGCCGCCTGCCGCTCCCGGCTCCTGGAGAGGTTGCGCCCCTCCACCTCGGCCAGCAGCTCATCTTTCGTGGGGAGGCAGTCACGGTAACAGGCGGGCTTCCTGTTCGGTATCGTGTCGATATCGTAGTAGTATTGCCCGCCTTTGCGGCCCCATCGCCACGATTTGCCGGGCTTCGCCCCCAAAAAGAACTCGTCCTGTGCGGCAACCGCCTGCCACGAGGCCGGAAGGGACTGCTTGTAACGGTCCCGGCAATGTGTTCTTAGATAATTATCGTCAACCCCGCAACACTCTACTACCAAACGCTGCGATACCCAGACGGTCGTGCCGTCCGTGGTCTCGCGTATCAGTATGTCGTTCGGTAATAGCATCTCTTTAAAATCCTCTTTAAACCTCTTTAAAGCGCGGTTTCACCCGCTTTTTCTCGTTGTTCCCGCCCCGGTCTCGCTCCGGGCGACGGCCTTGCGCCGCTGCGGGATTTTGATTAATTTTGTCTGTCAAACTTTATTAACCAATAAATCATTTGTTATGGAT